GATTATTAAAAGATTTAACTTTCTGGCCTTTCTCACTCAGAATGACGGTTTTGTTGGTCTTAAGACTCGCTCCTTTAATGAAAATCCCACCAGTGGTGTGCGGAATATGTCTCGTGTTAATTTTACTAACGAAGTATCTCCAACCTCCTGGTATATGAGTTCTTTTCTATACCGCTTTTATAATGGATCTTCCATGTTAAAAGTTCTTCCTCCTCAGACTGGCATGATAACTGAGGGATATCTTCGTTTCGATGAAGATCTTACTGCTCAAACTATTCTTAATCGTACCGATGCAATCGGTCAACCTATTTTTCAACAGTTGCAAGCAGTTTCATGCGCCTATGAAATCCGCACGCCGTATTATCGAGGTATTCGATGTGACGTAGTAGATTCAAATCAACCACCCGTTCTTGGTGACGTTCGTACTTGCGTTCGATCCCAAAATCGTGGTGGTTTTGGAAATACTACTGCCCCTTCTTACCTCTATGAAGCAGCAGGCGATGATTTCAACTTCTTTTTCATGATTGGACCTCCTCCAATGATGGACATTAAGAATGTTATTAACATTACTACTTTTCCTTCTGGCACTGCTCGGACTATGGATTGTTCTGGCGTGACTACAGTCAATGATACTTCAACTTTCATTGATTGTTTTCCCGTTGTTTTCAGTCCTGCTCTTGCAGTTGGTGCCAGTGGTAAAATTACTTCTTCCGACACGGAATTTGTTACGATCACATACGAAACCCCTGTTTCAACACAGGTGGTTAAGATAACTGATTGTTCTATATCCCTTGTTGGCGGTAATAACAAACTTTCTATTCCTGTCGATTCTGCCCTTATCGTTGACCTGGCTGCAACAACTATTTCAGTTGTTGCTCTAGGCACAGTAAACATTGTCGATAATGCTGATTCAGCATAAAATTCTCCCAAACCCAAAGCGACCAAAGATCGTTGACAGGTTCCTGGTAGAAGGTAATCCTATAATTTTAAAAACACTTATTTGTATTATGATTCGTATACAAGCGAACACCTCCTACCGGGGGGTGACTAACTTGTAAACGAAAATGATTAATATTTTTATACCTTCTACTGCCAATTGGCTGACAATTTATTTGTTTTTCTC